AGACCTATCAGGCTCGTAACGCATTGGGAGAACAAGATGATCCCATCCATCCGCATTAGTCTCCAGAATATGACCAGACAGGTCATCTTCCGCAATGCGCTGCTGAATGAGGATGAAGGCGCCATGGTCCCGGTTATTAAGGCGAGAAGACATGGTTCCAGACCACCATTCTATCACACCTTCTCGTGTGACCTCCGATCGTTCATCCGATGCATCATTTGGGTCATCCATCATGATGATATCGCCGCCCTCGCCCGTCGCGCCTGCGGTAATGGAACGAATAAGTCGCTCCCCCCCTTGGCTATTGGCATAGCGGCCCTTGCTATCGTTATCCTTCTTGATCTGGAACCTGTCCCCCCAGAGCGACTGATACCATTTGCTCTTGATGAGGTCGCGGCACTTGGCGCTATCGCGCTGTGCAAGATCTAGAGCGTGGGATGCGCACAGGAACTTCACGCCTGGCCCACTGGTATAGCTCTTACGTTTCTGCGCCCACACCCACGCAGGGAACGCCACAGACACAAGAGATGATTTGGAGCAGCGCGGGGGGATGTTGATGATGAGCCGCTTTATCTGCCCATCACAGACGGCGGTGAGATGCTCCGCAATAGCCTCGATCGGCCACCCTTCCGACCACGGCGCAGGATCGAAGTGTGGCCATGCCATCTTGAGGAAAGTGTACAGGTCGTCTTCTGCGTCAGCGGCATCGAGAAGGCGCAGCATCTCAGTGGGGTCAAGTCTTGATAGGTCCATAGCTACAACCCCTAACCCATGGGCCAGAAATCACCAAGCGTTGCCATCCTCAATTCAGGAGGATGATACTCGCTAATGGGTGACTGAAACGGATCCATGCCCACGCGTGCCGCCGTGCCAGCAAGCCAAATGTGATCGCATCCCGTAGGAGCGGTGTTGCCCTTGCTGTTATTACAGGCCGAACACATGGCAACCATGTTGCTGATACAATCCACACCGCCCCGAGCCTTGGGCGTAACGTGGTCAATGGTTGCGCTCAAGCCTGCATCAGCCGCCCGATGGCTGAATAGGTGGGGAGGATTCATATGACGCGCGCAACGGGGACAGACACCACCCTGAGCGTCATACAGGGTGCGGACAAGTGACCTGATTTTCGCTGATCTGATCTTGGACGGGTTCATATGTCTGCTCTTAGCCAGTATGCAGACAGCATCATAAACGAAAGAAGGCGGCCGTTAAAGCCGCCTTCTCCCTTATGCTGCTAAGTGGCAGACCATCCCCGCGTGGAGGACTCCTTACCAGCCTGTTCCCAGGATCATCCAAGCTCCACGAAGTAGCATAAACTGGTCAGGATGACATTCTAATGGTGCCGGTTGGAGGGATTGAACCCCCGACCTTCGGTTTACAAAACCACTGCTCTACCGCTGAGCTAAACCGGCAACTGGCACCCCCGGCAGGATTCGAACCTGCAACATCAAGAATAGAAGTCTCGCGGCCTATCCAGTTGGCCTACAGGGGTATCTGGTACTAGCGGCAGGGATCGAACCCGCATCGAAGCTGTTATGAGCAGCTAGCTTTACCATTAAGCTACGCTAGTGGAAAAATGAGGGTCTGGCAACTCTTAGAGCCAGACCCCCGCAATGCCATCCCCCGACAGACTACTGCAACGTTAGAAGCCTCCTTACCAGCCTCGCGAACGAGGATCAGCTAAGCTTCGGGGGGTGGCATTGATCTCAAAGAGCGGGGGTTTCCCCCAGATCAATAGGCTTAGGGGTGTTTCCAGGTACATCGGGATAGCCCTTCAGGGCATTGGCATCCTGCGTGTCGGCTGGGGTAGGTTCGGGCTGTGTCTGGGTAGCATAACCCAGTTCAGGCGGGGTTTCCACAGCCTCAACAGGAGCGGCGACAGGGGGCGCAACAGGAGTCACAACAGCAACGCCGCCCGGCGTATTGGCTGTCACCGCCGAAGTGAGCCGGGTCGTGTTGGCCTGGATCTCGCCAATGATGCGAGACACGCCATCCTGATCGCCAGCGCTATTCGCGGTGGTCAATTCCTCGGTGAGCTGGTTGAGCAGCACCGCCACGCTATCGATCACGGTATTCTGCGCCGTAATGGCGTTTTCAATGTCGGAAAGAGAGTACGCCATGATGAATGTCCTTTGCATGGTGATGATACCTCCCAGGAGGTTGAGGATCGCCAATATCACAAGCGCTACAAGCATGGCTACCTCCAGTTTTGGAAACGCTTGGTGGCTAGGAATGTATCCTGAGAAATTCAGCGAACATCAGGTTCTGCTATCCATTATCAAATATTTTTTTAATCCCGTGAATAACCGTCGTGTGATCTCGGCCCATGACGTGTCCGATGGATTTGTAAGACATGCCGCGGCGGCGTAACTCTGTATAGATCTTTTGGCGCGGTCTGGATAGCCGTCGAGACGCTCCCTTACTCAGAATATCCGAAGGCATGAGCATATGCTCTGAGGCTATGATAGCGATAATATGGGATATTTCCGATGCGGGTATATTTCGGCAACTCATTGAATTATCGGCTCTCCGGAATATCGTGTTGCTGCACACATAGGATACCTGTGGTCCACTTGGCTAGGCTTTCAGCCTCACCGTCAGGGGCGGCATCTCTTCGGTCGTCAGGAAGAAATCGGCCAGCGCCATCATGCCAGCGTGATCGGCCACGGTCGCCTCGATATCGCGGATCTCGCCGGCATCCTCCCATGCTTCGCGGATGGCTTCCGATCGGTCCACAATGGCCGCCTCATAGGCGCGAAGCTCAGACCATGCGCCTTCCGGGACCGGATTGCGCCCTGCGCTCCACGATTTCACCGTATCGAGGCGGACGTTGTGGAGCTGGGCTGCCCCTGGAAGGGACAGCCCGAGGCGTGCGATGCAGGCGGCGTAGAGCGTTTTCATCTGGATCAGCCGACCTGGTTGCCGTCTTCGTCGAACTCGGTCCAGACCAGCTCGTCGCCGGTGAACGAGATCGTGGCCGGGTTGCCGCTCTTGGCGTCGAAGCCCCGGATCTCGAAGTGCGCCATGTCGTCGTCGAAGGTGCAGTCCGAGATCATCACGTCAGCGTAGCGCTCGGCGTCGAAGTCGGCCTTGAGGTGGTCCGCGCAGAAGGCAACCATCTCGTTGCGGGCAGCGGCGGTCAGGTCAGTGGCGCTGCGGAAGTTCGTCATGTGAGGTCTCCGTACCTATCGCGGTTGGCTCATCCATCCGCTCTTGATGAAGCTACTTATACACCGATGGTGTATCGCGTCAACACCCTTTTTGCAGGTGCGCCGATTTTTTCCGCCGGCCCCGGCAACCCAATAATCCGAGCTAGCGAGACAGCCACAAGGTCGAGGACCGGCTCGACATCCACAATCTCGAAACGCTGCGGGGTGTCGAGAGCGAGGGGCAATACACCTTCGAGAGCAAGTCCATCGATCCGGTCGGCATCGGCTGTTGCTTGGAGTGGCAACACAAGCGGGCGCCGAACGGTTTCAAATATCGGCAGTTCGTCGACGAGCCGCGCGGCACCACGCCAGTCATGATCCACCACAAATGGCGCCGCTGGATCTGTGATGCCTGCGGTCGCACCACCTACGAGGCGTTGCCCTGGGCGTCGGAGAACAGGGGCATCACCAAGCGCGGGATCGAGTTCATCTACCAGCGCTGCATCTACAGCTCGTTCACGAAGGTGGGCGGCTGGATGCGGGCCGGCATAGAGCCGGGCGTCGCGCGCCTCATCCCACGGGTCGACATCAGGCAGACCAAAATAGGCGCCATCCGTCTCGACATAGAGAGCGGCGACCATGCTCACTTTCCACCCCCATTCCCGGAGGAGGCGAGCGCGCGGCCGCGCTTGATGGCTGCGAGGGCTATCTGAACATCATCACCATCGTCGCGATGCCCTTGGCAAAAGGCATCAAGAGGATAGAGATAGCCGCGTACCGACGACCGATGCTCCGCGACACGCCGAGCCTCTATCAGATCAGGATCAACCGGCTTCGGCAGGTCGGCGACGATGGCAGCCGCACGGGACACAAAGTCCTGCACATAGTCATGTGCGCCGTGCTTGATGTGATCCTCATGGAGGTCGCGCACCAGTTGCTCCATCCGTGCTACCAATTCAGGGCTTATCTTAGTCACCCCTCGCTCCCGCAGCATCGGTCCGATGGCATCGGCGATCTGGTAGGAAGCGTTGGTGGACAGTGCGCCATTGTCTAGAGCGATGGACGCAAGCCGCTCGCGCATGACAAATGCCTCTTGCTGGATTTTACTCACCTCCAAGCCCTCCACAAACATCCCTCGGCATCAGCTAGCCCGCTCATGCGGCGATTCCTTCTTTCACAAACATCCGCGCCACGATCGTCTTATAAGCGCGATCCCGCTCGCCGCGCAGCTTACATGCCGCGACGAATCCCTCTGGATTGTAGAACCCATGAGTTGCCGGAACTTCTCCATAAACCCGAGCCACGATCTTGAGGGCGCGCTTGCAGATGGAAGCTTTGATGGTCAGGTTCGTCATGGTCTGTCTCCGTCTCTATGAAGAGACATTACGTAATCATCCCAAGCCTGTCAACACTATTTTTCTGATTTTTTTGTCAATCGGATCATCGCTTCCTTCAAGCTCGGCTGCGATCGTTTTCAGCGCGGCTTCCATGCGAGCCAGGCGTTCATCACGTCGCCGTCTGAACGCCGCCTGAGCTTCTGCATTGCGCTTCCTGAGCACTTTTTTTTCGGCCTCTGCCTTCACCAGCTATGCCAATCCGGTTCGTCGTCTTCGCCGTCCTGCACAGAGAGCCACACAGACGTAAACATGGCGAGGGACGCCGTGATAATGAGCGCGACGATGATAATCACCGTGCGCCGACGTTGTTAAGCAGATTGTCGATTGCAGACATATGTTTCTCCATCAGTGCGGGATAGGGATGGCATTTCATGGCGCCCGGTGATCGCACCGCCGGGCGATTGAGATGTCAGTCGGCGGCGCGCTGCCAACCCTCAGGTCCGGGCTGCCGCTGCCGCTGGATCAGCCACGCGCCGACAGGGATTACCTGCGTCTCATGCGTGTGATGATCGCGGAGATGTTCCAGTTTCGCTGGCTCATCCTCGATCAGCAGGAAGTCGCGGAAAGTATCCATCGCGCTGAACATCTTCACGGTAGGACGTTCCATCACGACATGATGGTGTCCAGTCTCGCTGTGGGTGCAGATGTAGGCGCCTTTTTCGGCATTGACCTGCGGCGCCTCGGCCGGGATGGCGATGATCGGGATCAGGTACATGTCACCCTGCGGGATCGCCTTGCGGGTACTGTCGAATTCAAACTTCATCACTTTTCTCCTTCAGGTACGAACAACACCGTTGCGCAGAATATCTGCGGGGATGTCGCCGTGCAAGACACTCTGTGCCTGATCGACCGTGCGGACATGATTGGGCACCAAAAGAGCAAAACGGCGCCCCGTGCCGCACATGGCATCGAGCATTCGCTGCGGGCCATTGTCAGGGAGATCGACTTCGACGAGGCGCCCCCAAGCATGATCGCCGCTGTCATCGATCAAGCGAGCATCAAGCACATCCATGATCTTGTGCCATCCGACGATTTCGCAGGCCGCACTGCGCTGATCCAGATTATCCCAGCGTAATGCTTCGGCGGCAGAAGGCGGATTGCCGGTTACCCACGCTTCGGGAATGCGCTGGCCGTGCCATGCGGCCAATCCATAACCATCGGCATATTCGACCGCTAAGCCGTTCTCGCCATGCAGTCTGCGCTCGTCGTCCCAACGGACATGGATAGGACGCTCCGAGGCGATGACGATATTCTCGCACGGCCACCACCATTCGCACTGAGTGCCGATGCGCTCCATGATATCGAGCTTGTGCGATTGGTCGGCGGTGAAGTTGACACCGATCTTGTTCGCGAACTTAGCCCAAGCGATCCAGTAGAGATCCTGCGACCCCCACAGATAGTGGGGATCATAAATTTTTTGGCCCCAGATCTGGTCCCCGAGCTGGTCCACGAGCTGGTCCCAGAGCTTGCCCCTGAGCTGGTCCCCGAGCTGGTCCACGAGCTGGTCCACGAGCTGGTCCCAGAGCTTGCCCCAGAGCTGGTCCCTGAGCTGGTCCCAGAGCTGGCCCCCGAGCTGGTTCCCGATCTGGCCCCAGAGCTGGTCCCAGAGCTGGTTCCCGATCTGGTCCTTGAGCTTGCCCCAGATCTGGTCCTTGAGCTGGCCCCTGAGCTGGCCCTCGAGCTGGCCCCTGAGCTGGTCCCAGAGCTTGCCCCTGAGCTGGTCCACGAGCTGGTCCCCGAGCTGGTCCACGAGCTGGTCCCAGATCTGGCCATCGAGCTGACCCCTGAGCTGGTCCCAGATCTGGTCCTTGAGCTTGCCCCGCGGCGGCATCTCGAAAATCTTCAGCGCCAGCATGCAGGCGGCTGGGCTGTCGAAGATAAACAACTTCGGCGCAGGCTTGCCGATGACGGCGTACACATCGGTCAGAGCCACCTGAAGCGCATCGCGATCGATGCGGCCGCCCTTGCAGGCGATATCCAGGTAGCGCTGGCGAAACAGCGGAAGTTCGGCTTCCTGCTCCGGCATAAGTTTCTCAATCTTCTTCACAACTTCCTCCCCAACTCATGTTCCAGGGTGTGGGCGGTGCGGCGGCGTGCGCCCCACTACACCACCTCATCTGCCATCACCCGCCCATATCGGATGCCCGCCAGCACGCTCTGAACATCCGCGCCGTCGTCATACCGGCCTTCGAGCATGAAATCAGCGTATTGACTATTCATGGAATCGTATCCGTAGCGCTGCGTGAGGGCGGCAACCACGAGGCGCCGAGCAACTTCGATGTCGGTTTCGATCAGGAGTTTCGTCATCATCATGTCCCTCATTTTCTCTCTATGAAGAGTATTACGTCATATCCTCATCACCGTCAACCCACCGGCTCCACATAATTTTCACAGGCCCGCGATTGGCATCACGCGGCCACCTGCTCAGCAGCACGCTCGAAAGCGCGCTTCAACCAAGCATCCTTGGCTTCGCGGAAATTGCGACGGCAGAAGCAGATTGTCTCGCCGGTCATGGTGTTGAACACCTCAATCGCGGTCTCTGTGCGAGTGGTCCCGTCGTAGCGGCTGACCTTGGTGAACTCGTAGTCCATCGAAAACTCCTCACCGGCTTGATGTCGGTAAGAACGTATTACGTAACATCCTCATCGCCGTCAACCCCTTCTGGCGGCTGACCCCAAATAATTTGCACCTTGCCGCAGGGCCGGATGTTCGGCCGGCGACGCCACCAGAACGTCCTGGCGATCAGCTCGCGGACGGACAGGCGGTCCTCAAGATTCCGAGTCTTCATCATTCACCTCTTCATACTCGCCCTCCTCGGCAGGAGGTGCTATCATCCGCTGTTGTGCCGCCAGCATGAGCTGGCGCATCATATCGCGCTCTTCGGGAGAAAGGAGGCTCGCGTCAAAACTCGTGCGAATCAACTCGCCATCCGCGTTGGCGTGTTTGAGCATCGTAGAATCGCCGTACACTTTTGGCTTACGCCTACCGGCTTCCCATTTCAGAGCATCGATAACAACGCGGCCGGCCTGTGGGTCCAACTCGCCATTGGCGACTTGTTTTCTCACGTCGGCGATCTCATCGGCGTTCGTGTCGCCCTGATCTTCCCGCGCACGCGCGTAGTCGAGCGCGAATTGGTCGTTCTCCCGCCTCCACCGATACACCGACCTGACATTTGGCATATGTGTATCTCGACAGATTTCGAGAAGACTTTTCCCTTCGGACAGTCTTTCACAAATCTCATTCGCCAATTCGGAATCGAAGGAAGACGACTTCATCAGTCCCTCATGCCTCGCGCCACTACCATTCCAGTCATTATCAAATTCCTTCCACATAAAAATCGAGTAACATGCATCTGGCGCTTCCATTGATGCGCCCCGCACCGAACAGAGAATTGATAAACCTGCGCTTATCCTCCACGACAGGGAAAGACTGAATGCGCGGATGGACCCATTCCATCCCAGCCGCATCAGCTATGGGCCTGGCGAAGATTTCCGCGATGGTACGCGTTTTCATGGCCTATCCTCTACCGCGATATCTGGCAGGATAACTCAAAATAGCGATCCACAATAGGTATTTGCGATCACCTTTTTCGCATTTGCCCAATGACAGCGTATCCCCGCATCCTTCCATTTGAAACGGAAGGAAAAATTCAATGAGCGACGATCTGATTTCCAGAGCGACCGATCTCCGAGAGAAGTTTCTAGATTGGGCCTCTCTGATCGATGAACTGATCCAATCGGCAGACTGCATACCCGACCTGTCCCCCTCACAGGTTCCAGACCCTGTCCATGCCCCTGCCCCTAGCCCCCATCCACAGCCCCGTGGAGGCCCCATACAGGACACCCGTCAAGACGGCGGGGTAACATTGGGTGCCATGACGGAGGCTGCGGCCCTGAGCGTCCTGCGCAAGCATGAGCCAGCATCGACGCGGGAGATTTATGCGGCAATCCGCCGCCAGGTCCCGATATCAGGCAAGAACCCCTTATCCACATTATCAAGCCGCCTGAGCATAAGCCGCCGCATCCGACGTGGACCAGATGGATGGGTTCGAGCGTCTCGCGAAACCACTCCATGAGGCCGATGCTTTTTAGGATCAGGATCTGAGATGGCCCATTTAAACCCCAAAATTGCTTCGGGAGGGTGTTGGCGAAAAACCCCGCCACCCCATTATTGGAAACGGGTCGCAGGACCCGTACCAATTGGGGAAGGGGTTTGTCAACCCCCCTACGCAAGAGCATTTCCCCCAATTTTCCCCAATTATTCCCCAATTACCCCCACGCCCTTGGGGGGGTCAGAAAGCCCGAGAATACGGGACGCGTTAGAGATATTGGCCCTGATCCCTTTTGCATTTCTCCCCTTTTCCTCATCGCGGAAATCATATTCCTCGATGATCTGGGCATCAAAAAAAAGTTGGATCGCGACTTTAATCTGGGCTTCATCGAGGCCGAGCCGGTCTCCGATCAGGCTCCCTATCCACCTCTTGGACTTGCCTGCCTGGGACCGCCCGAAGGGGATGTCAGTAAAGACTCCATTCTCATCGACATACCCGGCGTCGATCGAATGCAGCAGGCTCATGAGCGCAGGAGGGTCGTAGGCACCGATTCCTTTTGGGTGCCATGGCCTGAGTGCACCAACCTCATCGCCACCATCGCTATCGCCCTGTGGGCCGTTGTTGATGACGACAGAGACTTTTTCAAACCACTGCCGCGAACCGATCAGGGACTGGTTGGATTTGGCATCATCATAACGCACGTACCGGAATCGTTGCTCTTCATCGACGCCGAGCAAAGGTGCTTCATCCTTGGTCATGACAAAGAGTGTCGCAGCAAGGCGCGCGCTATTTACAAGAGCGCCTGCGCCACGGATGGCATCGGCGGAGCCTGCTTTATCGCCCGCATTTTTTGTGGTGTGGTGGACGAGATAAACCGCGCATCCGCACGCGCGGGCTATTTGATCCCGCCAGACCTTCATGGCCCATTTTGTGTCGTTGTTGCTGTTTTCGTCGCCCTCGAATGTCTCTGCGAAGGGGTCGACGATCACGACGTCGATACCATGGTGACGGATGACGGCGGAAAGCTGTGCTACGAGCGGAGTGGCGCACAGGGCCTTTTTGGCGGGGTCGAGGCCAGACATCAAAATACTCGACGGATTGTCCGCCATGATGATTCTGCCTGCGACATCCCGTGGGTGGATATCCATGACGGTGCGCGCCGCAGATATGCGCCGACGCTGCTCGTCGACATCATCCTCGGCATTGACGATCAGAACCTTGCAGGCCTTGCGGGGCTGCCATTTCCCCCACGCTTCGCCCGTCGCCAGCATGATTGCCATTTGCAGCGTAAAGAGGCTTTTCCCGGTGCCACCAGGCGCGGCCAATATGTGCGTGCTGCCGGCCAGCAGCGCGCCCGGTACGATCCATGGGCGAAGGGGAATATCCTCCTCATCAAAAGCCATCGCGTCGATGAAGGAGATGGCGCAGAAAGGTGGATCAGGAAGCGGCGGAGGCGCGTTGGCATAATCTATCAGGCCCTGCGCGATTGTGGCGCGCACTGCATCGATGCCTTGTGCGATCATCTGATCGTTGAAATCATCTCCATTGCCGTCGCCAAGATCTGGAGGGAAGACAACAGGTATTTTGAGTTCTTCTCCCAGCGCCAGCATCGCCTTCATGGCCTTGCGGTCAGCGGCTATGACGATCGTAGTGCCGGATTCCACCATGTCGCGGGCGATATTGCCGATGTTGCCCGCGCTGAACGCGATGCAGACACGATCGGCGGTGGCCTCATAAACCGTGGCGCCTGTCGCATAGCCCTCGCAGATGATGGTGCGGCCGAGATGAATGCCGATCATCAGCCGGGCCTTGGCTGTTTCGGTAGGTGCACCGGCCTGGAAAAGTTTTTTGTGCCCATCCTTGGCGGGAATAGACTGCACATTGATGATATCGCCGTCCTCATCCCACATGGGCACAAGGAGATTTTCGCCTTCTGTCCGGCAGAGATGTGGCGCGACCTTTTTGCGGTCGAGATAACCGTTATAGCCGTCGACGGGGGTGGCGCGCTCCCAGCGCTGGCGAGCCTTGGCAATGCCCTCCGCGCGCCGCACGGTTTCGTCTGTGTCGCGTTGTTTGAGCCACTCTTCCCGCGATGTGCGATCTGCATCGGTCAGGCGTGGGGGCCTCCCGCCTGTGAGGCTGGCAATCGCCGCAGCCGTGTCTATTTTTTCGATATTGGCAACAAAATCGACGACATCGCCATGCGCCCCGCAGCCGAAGCAATGGTAGAATTCTTTTTCGTCGTTGACCGTGAAGCTGGGCGTCTTTTCGTTATGGAACGGGCAACATCCCGACCATTCCTTTCCAGACCTGCGGAGTTTTACGACCTTGGATGCAACCTGGGAGAGAATAAATTTCTGGCGGATCGCAGCGAAATCATGGCCCTGCATCATGCTACCTGCGTCAGATAATCGGAGAGCGCCTTGAGCACCGCGTAGGTCGGGTTAGCGGATCTGCCATCACGCACAGCATATATCGTGGAATGTGGGATACCCGTGCGCTCCGAAACAACGGGAATGCGCCTGTCCCCCAAAAGATTTCGGATTTCATCAAGCGTCAACATTTTTGCCGATCCTATGCGAATTTCTCTTGCACACTAGCAAATGCTGTTTTAACGTCAAGGCGTAAGAAGGAAGCATCAAGCAGAGAAGGAGTGAAAATGAGCATTCTATCGCGCGCTACCAAGCCCGAGCTGGAGCCATTAGTGGCTACCATTGTAGGGACCGCAGGATCGGGAAAGACATCCCTTGCCAGCACTTTTCCCAACTCTATCCTGATCCGTACGCAGGGCGAGGCGCTGCCTCGTGATATTCCGTCCAGCATGGCTCCTGATACGATGCCCGAACTGGGGTCGGCCACTGAGTTGTGGGATATCCTGAAAGCCCTTTTGAACGAGGAGCATGATTATAAGACGCTCATCATCGACAGCGTGACGGGACTTGAAACCCTGTTCGCAATGGATGTGCTGGCATCCGATCCCAATGCACGGGGCTTGAATCAGGCCTTGGGCGGCTGGGGTGCGGGTCCAGCGGCGGTGGTTGCAATGCACAACCGCGTGCGCAAGGCTGTGGAATTCCTGCGTAAGCGGAAGGGGATGC